CTCTTGTTAAATTTCAACCTAAACATAATATTGATTTAAAAGATGCAACAGACCTTAAAGAACTTTATGAAGAAGGAGCAAATAGTTTTGAATCTTTATTTTCAGAAGAAGTAAAAAATGAAGAAGTAAATGCACTTATTCCACAACAATATTCTCCAAACATTGGTTCAAAATCAAATATTGATTTTGCAAAAGACCCTGTTAGATTTAAAATAGATGAATCTGTGACAGTGATAAACAAAAATATAAATTCAGGTAAATATAAGATTCTTGATTCTTATTATGATTTAAGAGTAAGTAAAGAATTTATTGATGATAATAGAATAGTAGTAGAATATACAGATATGAATAATAGAGGTTTAGAACCTCATTCTGACAATAGGTCTATAACTTTTTGGCTTATGCCACTTGGAGAAGCATTTAATTCTTATATTGATAAAATAGAAAATATAAATTATGATAAAAATACAAATATTGGTGATTTAAATATTTTAAAATTAAGAGATTTTAAAATTGGTGATAATTTTGTTTTAAGGAAATTTTCAAAAAATTTAACACTTTGTGAAATTATAGATGTAAATTATATTGGGAATTCAACTTTTTTAAAATTTAAAATAATACATAATTTTAAGGAACCTTTTGTTCCTTCGTCTGGTTGGGAAATTCAGAAAATTTATGTTAATAATATATTAAATAGTGATAATATTTATTTAAAACAATGGACAAAAGAATATTATGAATTAAAAATAAATGATGATTCACTATTTTTTAATTTAGGAAAAGAAGAATGGTATGCTTGTGTAATAAATATTTCTAACACTCATAATTTAATTTCTATTGATATTTGGGAAAGAACAGAAAAAGATATTGTAAAAATTCAAAATTTAATTAAAAAATTAAGTTTTGAATATGTACCAAATGATAAATTTTTCTTATCTTGTTCAAACAATCTTATTTCTAATATTAGAATATATGATATTCTTACTCCTGAAGAAAAACAAAAACAATTATTAACTGATACTTATGTAATAGATAATGCAAATTATGCAATTTTAATAGATAATGCAAAACCTTTATTGGATTTGAAATTCTTGTCAAAATCAAAATAAAAAAATATGAATAAAAAAGTGGAAAATGATTTGAAAGATTCTGAAATATATGAAAGAATGATTAAGGAAAATAGTTCTTTTGATATTCCTGAACTTGTAAAAAAAGCAGAAGAAACTTTACCGAAATCTTCAAATATAATAGATTATGCAGAAATTAAAGAAAAATGTGAAGATTTATCTAAAAATATAGTAGATAGTATTATTTCTTTTTATATGAATAATATAGAGACTATAAAAGATATTCCATATTTAAAAAATAAATCCGAAGTAGATAAAATTACGGTGTCTTCACTATTATTTCAAATGAAAACGGGAGAAGTTGCAATTACAAAACTTTTAGAAAAAATAGATAATGGTGACACAAGTCCAAGATGTTTTGAGGTTCTTGCTTCATTGCAAAAATCAAAAATGGAAATAGTAAAACATTTACAACAATTTATGGTAATATTAGAAAATAATTACAAAACTTTAAAAGAAGATTACAAAATTCTAAAAGAAGAAACGCAAGAAATTAAACAATTAAATAGTGATGAAAAAGAATCTTATGAAATTATAGATAATTTTAATGATGAAGATGAAGAGGGCGGTATAATTGTAAGAGGTTCAAAAAGCCTCATAGATTCTATGAGGGAAATAATAAAAGAGGACCTTAAAGACACAAATGAAAATGAAGAAGAAATATAAAATAATTAGATATGGAAGGTGGAATAAAAATACAAGAGAGAAAAATTCTTAAAAAAGAAAAAGAAATAAAAGAAGAAATAGAAAAAAAGAGGTCTAATAAAAAAATATGGAATACTAAAAAAATAAATGAAACAATCATTTCCCTTGAAAAGGGTGATAAACATATAGACACTTCTTGTTTTTTTGAGGGTGATATAGAATTAAAATCTCCTGATATAGTTTTTGAATACACACCAGAAGAATTGCAAGAATTTAGCAAATGTATGGCAGATGTTACTTATTTTGCAAAATATTGTAAAATAATGACAGATGATGGCAATAGATATGTAAATTTAAGAGATTATCAAGTAGAAGCTTTAAAAATTTTTCAGAATAATAGAAATGTTGTTTTTTTAGCAAGCAGGCAAATAGGAAAAACTGTGATGACAACTATTTTTATTGCTTGGTATATTTGTTTTCATAAAGAAAGGAATATATTGATAGTTGCGAATAAATTATCAACGACTGCTGAGATTATAGACAAAATTAGAATAATAATAAAAGGTTTGCCATTTTTTCTTAAACCTGGGATACAAGCAAATGCAGTCAATTCTATGAAATTTGATAATGGTGTTCGTTTATATTCACAAGCAACAACTAAAACTGCGGCTATTGGGTACACTATTCATTTATTATATGCTGATGAATTTGCACATATTCATCAAAATTTTATTAAAGAATTTTACAAATCAATTTATCCAACACTCTCTTCCTCTAAAATTTCCCGTATTATTATTACAAGTACTGCAAATGGAATGAATTTTTTTTATGATATTTATCAAGGGGCACTTGAAGGAAAAAATAGTTATGTTCCATACAGGGTAGATTGGTGGCAAGTGCCAGGAAGAGATGAAGAATGGAAAAGAAAAGAAATTGCAAATTTAGGTTCAGAAGATTTATTCAATCAAGAATATGGTAATCAATTTATGAGTAATAGTCGCTTATTGTTAGATAGCGAAACATTAAAATTATTACATAGATATAAGAAAAAATATGTTCCAACTGATTTAGATTGTTTAGTAGAATATAAAGAACTTAGTGAAAAATTACTTTTTAATAAAAATGTAAATATAGATAAATTAAGTAATGAAAAAATAATTATTACAATAGATTTAAGTGATGGAGTTGGTAGAGACTACACGGTTTTTAATATTTTTAAATTAAATGTACAAAGTGAAGTTCAGATAAGAAAAAATAAAAATATAGTAGATGAGAGTAGTTTTTTTAATGTTAAACAAATAGGTATATTTCGTTCAAATACAAATTCAGTTGATGAATGTGCTACATTATTAGAAAAATTATGTTTAAATGTTTTTAATCCTAAAAAATTATGTATAATAATAGAAATAAATTTTAAAGGACAAATAATATACAATAGAATGGAAAGAAATGAAAATTTTATAGCAGATGATATTTTCTTTTTTATGAAACATTCACAAGATAGTGTTGAAGAAAAACTTGGTGTAAAAATTACAAAAGAAAATAAAGAAATTTATTTTAGAGAATTAAGAAATTTAATAAAAAATAAAAAAATAATTGTAGAAGAGGAAAGGACAATTGAAGAATTATCAAGTTTTGGTGTAAGTTCACACGGAAAATATGTTTCACAATTACAAAATGATGATGCTGCTATGTCCACAATTTTATTAGTTCCATTTTTTAGTTCTCAATATTTCTTTGATATGGTTGAAGATTCTTTTGATATTTTACCCCAAAAACATCAAAAATTGATAGATTTAAAAATATTAAAAGAAGACTACAATAATAGAGAAGATGATGATAAAACAGAATTTATGAAAATTTTGATGGGAATGTAAAAAATTAAAAATGTTATTTTTTTAAAAAATCATTATGATAAATATAAAAAAATTAAATAAAAAAACGATAGAAAATGGCAAAAGTCGTTCTTGACTTAAATAAATTTAAAGCATCTGGTGTTTATACATTAGAATTTGATGCATCAGAGAGTATAACAATAACAAATCAAACTATTAGATTAGTAGTAGGTTTTTCACGTAAAGGTCCATTTAATAGACCAGTGTTTTTAAAAGACCAACGAGAAGCAAAAAAAATATTTGGACCCATAGATTCTTTTCTGGAAAAAAGAGGTTCATTTTTTCACAGGTCATTAGAAACTTGTTTAAGAACTGCACCTGTTTTTGCATTGGCTCTTTTACCTCTTAATAATATGCCTGTTAATCAAGGTGGTGATTCAACTGAATATAGAGCTTTTTCATTGGATTCAAGCAAAAGTAATGGTGAAAAAAGAAAAGCACTTGTTTCTTCATTTTTTGACCAAGAAAGATTTTGGTTCCCAAGTCAATCATATCTACAAGCAACCGTGGATTCAAAAATTGCAGACAGAGGAAAATTGTTTTCTTTTGTGAATATAGGTCAAGAACCACAAAGTATAATAATTAGAAAATCTGTAAATGCAAACAAATACAACATTACAGCACAAGAATATTATGAAAATAATAAAATTCCGCCTTACATAAACAAATATGATTATATGTCGGATTATTTTGTAGATGTTTATATTATTAAAGGCGATTGGACTAATCTTCAAGAATTATCACAAAATCCTCTTTATGCAAAATATTTTGATTTAAGAGGACTTAAAATAGACCAATTAGATAATTTTTTAAGTCTTGATAGTGTAGTTCTTACAGGAGCATTTACAGGTACAATAATTCCAGATTTTTTAGATAATAATAATGTAAATCAATCAATTGATAGGATTATAAATAATGCATCTCCACTTACAGGAATATTTTGTACAATAAATAAAGATGCTCTTGATGAAGATGATTATGTAAATTCTATTCACAAAGTAGATATGATAGGAAATAATCTTATAGGTTCTGAACAAGATTCAATTGAATTCCTATCTTATAGTACTCCTATAAAATCTGTTTTGAAATATTCAGAAACAAATCATTCACTTAATCCTCTTCCTGGTAAAACATATACACTTTCAGGTGGTGAAGTTGTTTTAGATAGCAAACCATTAGGTGGAGAATATGGGAAATTCTTTAATATTTTAAAGATTAAGAAACCTTCACCTGTTGCAATAGGATTTACAATTTATGATTATGAAGAAATAAGAGATAATATTAAAATAGGTAGTAGAATAAAATGTGCAGGTTCTGTACAAAATTTAATAAATGATTATTTAAAAGTTTATGATATTATAGACACTGGTGATAGTTTAAATCTTGTTCTTGGTTCAGATATGAAAATAAATCCTGCTTATGAAGCATACATTGATACTTCATCTGGATTTATAGGAGGACCAATGAGTAAAATTGTGATTGAAGGAATAAAATTTATGGGTAATGTAGTTCCTACAGGCAATACATTTAATATTACTTTACCCAATAGTCTTCAATTAGCGGAAGTTGGAGATACAATTTTAATTGAATATCCAGGATATTCAAAATATTTTAGAATTGAAAATGTAGGTACAAGTTTATCTGCACCTAATTTTCAAGTAACTATTGATAGTTCACCCGCTGCACCTGTTGGACCTTATTATTTAGATAATTTTATTGACTATGGTATAGCAACAGATGAATTTGGTATAAATCCCAATCCTAATGATTTTAAAATTACAATTTTTAAATCTTCAGCAACAACAACAAATTCACAACTTATTCCTGATACTACAAATTTAAAAATAGATTTTGATTATAAAATAGTAAAAGAAGGAATTCCTGCAATAGATTTAGGATTATTAGGATTAAGAACAACAAATGGAGGTATTGTAAATAATAATTATAGAACTTGTAATTGGGTTAAAATAGAAAAATTAGATAATACAGAAGTTCTTCCTACAACTGCTGGAAATTATTTTGTAGTAAATAATTATAACTTTTCATCTACACCAAATTTTGAGATACACGAAGCTGATAATATTTCTTCATCAGTAGAAGCTTCATTATATTCAAGTATTATATCAGGAACAATATGTAAATTTACTCTTTCTTCGGGTGAAATTTTTTATGGTGAATACATTGGTACAGGAGCTGGTACGGGAGGAGACTTTAAATTCCTTACAACAGGAGACCTGCCAGATTTAAGAAATCTTTTTGTAATAGAATTTTCAGAATTTACAAAAGCAGCAGAAGATTATAGAAATTCTAAATTTATTTCAGGAGATAAAATTAAATGGGGTTCGCTTCCTGCACAAATAAATTATTTAAAATTAAATACACAAAAAAGAACAAGTAATTTATTTACATATTTTAATAATAGCAATAGTTTAGTTCTTAAACAATTCACTGATTCTTCGCTTCTTAAAAGAGCAAAAACAAATCTTGCAAAATTAGACTTTACTTATATTGATGATGATATTTACAAAATAAGTAATACAGATACAAATAGTGAAATTGCAATTCTTTCTTCAATTGCAAAAAATATTTCAGAAACTTTGGAATTAAGAGCCCCTGGACTTCTTGGAAGTGGTAAGAAATTTGCTCTTAATGAAACAAATGCTAATAAATTACAAGTAGGAGATTATATTGTTGCAAATAATAGTGAAGGTAATCAATATCTTGTAAAAGTAATTTCAAAAATTGCAAAATTTGATACACTTTTAGGAGAAAAATATTTTGAATATGAAGTATTAGATTTTCCTGCTGTTACAACTATAAGCGGAAATTATTTTATAGAAAAATATTCAAGCATACAAAATTTTGCAGATAGGTTATTATTTACATTTTTAAATGGATTTAGTATAAAAGAATATCATTTGCCTGGTAATAATTCACAATTAAGTAAAATATTAGGAGTTTTAGAAAATACAAACATTGGAAAGGCACTTGCAGACAAAGATATTATATCATATAGATATATTGTAGATACATTTAACGGAGGACTTGAACCACAAATGGGTGCAAAATCTATTCTTTCAAGACTTGCTAAAAATAGACAAAAATGTCTTGCTTTAATAAATATGCCCTCGGTTAAAGAATTCCTAAATTCAACTGACCCAAGATTTACTGAATTGCCTCAACCTGAAATAGGTATTCCTAAACCTGTTCTAAATGTTTCATATATTGCAACAGGTGGAAATTTATCACTTGGACCTTCATTTACATTCTCTCTTCCTGATGAAGAAAATGGTGCAAAATATATGGGTGTATTTTTCCCTAATATGATTATTAGAGAAGATAATACAGAAAAATCAATTCCTCTTGCCGCTGATGTATCAAATAATTTTATTAGGAAATTTATTTTAGGTGAACCATATTCAATAGTTGCAGGAACACGTCGCGGTGTAATATCAAATTCTAAATTTGTAAAAATGGAATATGATTTCTTATTAAGTGATAGAGAATATCTTGAACCTATGGGAGTAAATACAATTGTAAATATTAAAAATGTAGGACCAACAATTTATGCAAATCAAACTGCATATCAAAAAACTCTTTCTGCACTTAATAATTTACACGTAAGGGATTTGTTAATTACATTAGAATTAGGAATTGAAGAGATTACACAAAATTATCTATTTGAATTTAATGATGTAAGTACAAGACAAGAAATTGTTTCAATAGTAAATACATATCTTGATGGTGTTAGAAATGCAGGTGGACTTAGAAGTTTCTCAGTGTTAATGAATGACAAAAATAATACACCAGAACTTATAGGTTCTAATTTTGGACTTTTAGATGTAGAAGTTGAACCTCAATATGGAATACAAAAATTCATAAACAGATTTACAATAAGAAAAACTGGAGGAGCTCTTTCAGGCGGATTTGTTGCAATATAAAAAAATAAAAAAATAATTTAAAATGGCTGGAACACCTCATTATAGAAATTCAAGGGTTTCAATGAATAAATTTGAACCCGTCTATAAAAGTCAATTTGAAATTTTGATTACACCACCTCCTTCAATTTCAAATTGGTCTCTTGTAATGGAAAACATTAAAAAAGTAGGTGGACTTGAAGTAAATAAAATGCCCGATGTTGTTGAACAAAAATATAAAAGTGCAACAAGAAGTTTTGCGGGTGGTGTTGTATCAAGTACAACTATTGATATAACTATTGATTTTGAAGTAAACCTCAATGATGAAAATAGTAATTTTGTCTATAAAGCATTAAGACAATGGTGTGATCTTGTATATGACCCACTAACAGGTAAAATGGGAATTAAAAAAGATTATACAGGAGGTCCCGCTATCATAAATATGTTTAATAAAAATGGAGATATACATAGACAAATTGTGATTCCTATTTTGTTTCCTAAAACTCCTATCACTGCAATGGAATTAGATTATACTGCAAATGATATTTTTACAATCACTGGATTCACATTTAGATGTGATTACTGGGAAGAAACTATTTTGTAGAATTTATATTCCTGTTTTTGATTAAATTTTTGTAAAGGTAGGACCTTTTAGGTCCTATTTTTCTTTTAATAGATAAATATAATAAAAATTAAAATATAAAAATATGGAAGATTTTAATGAAAAATTAGAAAAAGAAGCAGAATTGTTAGTCAAGTCCGAAGAAGAAAAAATGAAAGAAGAAAAAAATCCCAAATCACTTGGTAAAGCAGTGACTTATTTAAAAGAACAAGAAGAACGTGAACAAGGATTTAATCTTGATATAGGCTGGAAAAATGTTCCTTTAAATCAATTGCCAAGTAGTATTGAAACAGAAGAAGGATTATTAACTTTTTATCCAGAAGGGACACAATTTTCAATTAGAGCTGCAACCGTGGCTGAAATAAGACATTTTTCAGGAATAGATGAAAACGACCAATTATCTATTTCAGAAATATTAAATTTTATGATGGAAAAATGTGTTCGTGTTAAAATTCCTGGAACTATTGCAAGTTGGAAAGATATAAAAGAAATAGATAGATTTTATTTTTTAATGGCAATTAAAGATTATACTTTTTTAGAGGGTGAAAATAAATTGTTCATAAATGTAAATGATGATGAAGGAAATCCACATAAAATAGAATTTACAAGAGAATCACTTGATTATTTTAAACCAAGTGAAACACTTATCAATAAATATGATTATCATAATAAATGTTTTACTTTTACACTTAAAGACACAAATGAAACATTTAGTATTTATTTGCCAACTCTTGGTATAATGAATTTTATTACAAATTATGTAAAAGAAAAATATAAGAATAATGAAAATTTCAATAAAGATTTTCTAAAATATGCACCATTTGTTTTTAAAGATTGGAGATTGTTGAATAAAGAAAAATTTGAAAAATATGTAAGTAATGATTATATTAAATGGCCCTATAAAAAATTTGCAGTAATAGATAGAATTATAGATACCTTATCAAAAGGGATTAGTACAAAGATAAAATATACGTTGCCGAATGGCGAGGAGGGTTCGGCCCCTATACAATTTCCAGGAGGAATCAAGTCTCTTTTCATTATTTCAGATTTCTCTGGAGAATTACTATAAATTAGAATTTATAATGATTAAGAATTTAAAATTACAACCTTCTGAAATTGATAGAATGGAATTTTATAGGTTTGAATATCTTATTAAAAATTTATTAGAATATAATGAAAAACTAAAAGAAGAAGAAAATAACAGAAAAGAAGAAAATTCACCAAGTATTGATAAATATATGAATGAAGCAAAAAGTATGTTTAATGATACACAAAAAAGTTTTAATCTTCCAAATCTTTCAAACTTTAAATTTTAAAAAAATAAAACAAGGGTGAACCCGAGTATAGATGCAAATAATAAATTAGGTTCCTTAGTGCAAATTTCCTTAAAAATGGAAGAGCACTTAAGGAACCTTGAAGAAAAATTTTCAAATGGGGGTAAACCTCAAAAAAATAATGTTCAAGATAACGAAAATCCTTCTGAAAACAAATCTTTACAATCTGTTGCTGGGTTAGCTTCTTCAGTGTCCACACTCATAGAATCCGTTTCAAAAATGGATAAAAATGCGGGTGAAAAGTTGACCTCTTTTATGAATAAATTTTTAGAAATAATAAAAGAATTTGAAAAAAATAATGTAGATTCACAAAAGGTAGAGGGCATATCTAATTCTATAAATATTCTTTCACAAGGAAGTTCTAAGTTTCTTAAAGAAATGGCACTGAGTGCTATATTTGGGTTGCCAGCACTTATAGGAACCACTCTATTTGCCGCAAATATAAAATTATTATTTTCTATAATAGGAAATGTTCAAACGGATACAACGACAATCAATACAATAGAAGGAATTGTTAAAATTTCAAGCAAAATATTATTGTTTGGTGGAAGTCTTGCACTTTATTCTATTGTAGGTCCTGTTGCGCTTGCAGGGTCTTTATTATTTGCAGGTACTATGAAATTATTATTATCATCACTTAAAACTGCAAATCAAATAAATGACCCAATGATTTTTGATAATATTTCTAAATTAGGTAAGGCAATAGGACTTATTTCAGTACCTCTTGTTTTATTATCATTTGTTAAAAAACAATTTGCAGAAGGCGCTTTAACATTTTCTCTTGGTGTTTTTGCAATTTTAGGAATTATATCAATGGTAGGAAGTTCTTTACTAATGATAACTGCAGGACTTCAAGGTATGGGTAGTATAATGGGAGGAATTGCATTATTTTCTCTAACAATGGTTCTTTTAAGTTATGCAACACAAGAATATTTTGTAGGAACACTTGTATTTACTCTTGGAATTAGTGCAATGTTAATTATTTTTAAACAAGTTGCTACTTTATTCCCAGTAGTTATGGCTGGTTTAGTAAGTATTGGACAAATTGTAAAAGGTGCTGCAAAATTTTCTTTGGCAATGGTTCTTCTTTCTTTTGCCGCTAAACCTTTTGCAACAGGAATTTTAACATTTGCATTAGGAACAAGCGCATTATTATTGATATATGGAATAGTTGCAAAAGCATTTCCTCAGGTATTGATAGCATCAAGAGCATTAGAAAAAATTGCAAGAGTTTCTGTTAGATTTAGTCTTGTAATAATAGGAGTGGGATTATTATCTGTACCATTTGCAATAGGAGCACTTGTATTTTCTCTTGGTTCTGTTGCTGTTGGTGGCGCTCTTGCAACAATTGGTTTGCTTAATAAAGCAGGATTTGTTACAAGTGGTACAAATGTAATACAAAGAATTACAATTCCTGCATTATTATTTGCAATAAGTACAGCTCTAATAAGTAATTTAATTAAAGATTCACCAGATGAATATTTTGAAAAAATGAAAGTTGTTGGAATGACTATTGCAGTAATGGGTATTTCAGCATCTATAATAGGGGTTCCACCTATTTCTGGATTTGCAATGGCAGGTGCTGGAATACTTATTTCTCTCTCTGCTTCACTTATGATATTTTCATTAAGTCTTGGTTTATTATCTCTTATAAATTTAGAAAAAATAAATAATGATAAATTAAAAGCAATAGTAATTACTATTGCTGAGGCATTTGCTCTTGCTGGTTTATATTCTATTCCTATTGCATTTGGTTCTGTATCTATTGTTTTAGCAGGTATATCATTATTAACACTTTTGCCATCATTATTTTTATTTAAAATTTTAGAATGGAAACCCGATGATAATAAGAAAATAAATCTTGCTGTTACAGGTATAGTAGAAACTCTAAAAAATGCTTTTTCATCTATTGGGGTAGTAGGTTTTGCTAAATTATTTGCAGGAGCTGCTCTTCTTGCTCTTCTTGGTGCAAGTCTTGTAAGTCTTGCAATAGGTATGAAAGCAATGAGTTCACTTACATTTACAGAAATGGAATATGATGAAAAAAGTAAAAAATTGATACCTAAAAGAGAGGTTAGATTAACATCAACAGATTTTAAAAATGCCGCTGAAAATGTTAAATTATTGTTAAATACTTTAAAAGACCCGCTTCTTGAATTTGGAAAAGCTGCTGATGAAGGAACACTTTTTGGTTTAGGTGTAGGAAGAGGATATTTGCAAAAAGGAATTGATACTGCGGCAACTATTGGTTCCGCTATTACAAATATTGCAAAAGGTGTTTCTGATATGGCTAATTTTATAATAATAGATTATGAAGTAATAAATAAAGGAACACCTGAAGCAAAACTTGTTCCAAAAGAAGCAAGAAAACTTAATAATGGAGATTTTATAAATGCTTCAAAAAATGTTGAAACAATATTAACAACTCTTACAAAACCTTTACTTGATTTTGGACAAAATGCAGAAAAAGGTTCTGGAATATTTAGTGGTGGATTTATGCAAAAAGGAATTGAAACTGCAAAAGGAATAGGAGAATTTATTGCAAATATTGCAGAAGGTGTTGTTAAAATGGCAAATGGTGAAGTTATATTGTATGAAGTAATAAATAAAGGAACTCCTGAAGCAAAACTTGTTCCTAAAGATGTTACTAAATTAAAAGAGGAAGATTATACAAATGCCGCAAGTAATGTAACAACATTATTAGAAACATTAGGCAAACCTCTTGTAGAATTTGGGAAAAATTCAAAAGAAGGTTCTGGTCTTTTTTCAGATGGGTATATGGAAATTGCAACTGAAACTATTTCTAAAATAGGACAGCCTATTGCTTCAATGGCGGATATGGTGATAAAAATGTCTTCGGGTGAAATTGTAGTTAATGAAATAGTAGAGGGAAAATTAGTTCCTAAAGAAGTTTTATCATTTGAAGATGCTCTTGTAAAATCTAAAAGTAATCTTTCAGAATTATTAAAAATTATTCCACAAGAACTTGTAAAATTTGGTGAATATGTAAAAGATAATAAGAAAAATTTTGAAAGGGGTGAAGAAGCAATACCTATTCTTGAAAATTCACTTAAAGGAATGGCAAGCGCAACAGAAAGTTATCTAAAAATAACACAAAATATTTTAGATTCTCAAAAATCAGGTATAAAAATAAATGATGTTTTTACCTCATTATCAAAATCTATACAATCCGTTGGTGATGGTTTAACACCTTTAACAGATAAAAAAATAGAAAATTTTAAATCCTTAGTTAGTTCTATTAAAGATTTAACAAGTATTGTAAGTCCTTTTGAAAAATTTATGAAAGATTTTCCTAAATTTGTTGAAGAAATGGGAAAATTTGTAAATTCTTGGAAAACTTTTGGTGAGGAAAATACAAAATATTTTAAAATGTACTCAGAATCGGTTGTTCTTTTATCAAAAGTTGATACTTCAAAAATAAAAGAATTAACAAATGCTTTGGTAGAACAAACGGTGCAACAACAAAAAATTGCTACTACAACAACAAACAAAAATACAGAGGAAAAAACAAATACAAATGTTGAAAAAGAAAAAGATACAAAAGATTCTAAATCTTCAAATAATCCTGAATCTTATACAAAAACAGGAACTGCAAAAGATTTAAATTATAAAGAAAACAATAGTAGTAATAATAATCTTAATGGCAAAACTATTGCAAACCTATATGTAAATAATCTTATTGTAAAAAATAATTAAAATATTTTAATATGAAAAGAAAAGGAATAACAACAGATTCTTATGAACCTCCAAAATGGATTGTAAAACCACAAAAAAATGATAAAATCATTAAATTTATAAAAAAAAGTATGGAAAAGAACAAAGAATCAAAAAAAAATTTTAAACATTTTTAAAAAATAAATATAGAATAATACAAAAACAAAAATATATGTTAAGGATTTTTATAGAATTTTTTGAATTTAATTATTTATTAAGGGATATAAAAACTATATTAAATATTATTTTTTTGGTGAATAAAAACAAAAACACTCCTGATTGGCAATCTTATCGTTTAAGAGTTGATTGGATTTATAGAATTTATACTGTGATAAACCCTCGTAAAGAAGATGAAGGAGATGACCAATTTATGTTACTTGCAAAAAATGAGGAAAGAATTCTTAGATATCACAGATATATTGATAAAATAGGTCTTGCAAAATATGTAAAAGTTGCAAAAGAAAGAATTGAAGATACAAATTCTATACTATTAGTTTATTATCCTCTATTGATTTGGATAAATTTTAGAAATATTTTAATTCTTTTAATCTTTATTTATTTATACAATAGATTTAATGAAGAAATCCTATTTATTTTTAACAAAATTTTAAACATTTTATTTAAATAACAAATATTATTTAAAAATAAAAATTATATTAAATATGGAATGTACAACTGAAAAAATGGAACAAGAAACAAAACAAGAAATTAGTAAAGAAATGTTAGAAAAATTTGAGGCAAGAAAAAATGCTTTGGAAAAATTAGAAAAAAAATTAGATGAAAAAATAAAAGAGAGAGAAAAAAAATTGTATGTAATTGATGGGAAATTAGATACTTGTAATCTTTTGCTAAATTATGTAAGAAAAGATGTTGAATGGGCTTTTCACGAAAGTATTGGAGTAGTAGAATTAGAAAGACAATTAGAACTTTCAAGAAAAAATTTATCATCTGGAAAAATGAAGGAACTTATGCTTGATTCCGTTGCACTTGAAGCTATTTATTATTTTTTGTCAAAATACAAAGGAAAAGGTTCAGAAGATGCAAAAAGATTTTATGAAAAATATCTGAAACCAATTGCAGAAGCAATGACGCGTTCTAATAAAGATAAAGATGAACTAAATTTATTAAGAAAAGATGCCTCTTCATTAAGAGAGGCAGTTAATGCAGGTCCAGGAGTAAATCTTTCAGAAGATTATGAAAATGTTGTAAATGAAATTTTAAAAGAATTAGAAGAAAAAAAATAAAAAAATTAAAATTATGTTTAATACAAAATTAGAAAAATTATTTGTTTTATTTACAATAGTTTTGTTGTTGTTAGTTCTTATGAATACCTGTTCTATTTCAGGTCTAAAAACAGAAATTAAAAAATTAAAAGTTTCTAATGATTCTCTAAAATTAAAAATAGAACCATATACTAATATCAAAAAAGATATGCAGATTGAAGGATTGAGAGTATCAAAAAGGATTCTTTATGACCATAATTCAATAATAAGAACAATTATTCGTCCAGACGATAGAATGAATGAATATGATAAAGAAATAGAAGAACTAACAAAAAATAAAAAATAGGGGAATTAAAAATCCCCAATTTTTTATTCTAAATTTTTACTTTTAAAAATTGTAAAATGAAAGAAAAATTATTAAAAATATTTGCTATTTCTTCTTTTGTAAGCTTGTACATAATTACAAGTTTAATATCCACAATACATTCAATTGATTTTTTCAAACTTTCAAATCCTCATTGGCTTGCAGTAANNNCTCTTGCAATTGCATTTGAACTTGGTGCTGCTGCGAGTCTTGCCGCTATTGTATTTCTTGATAGAATAAATCCTATAATAGTATGGGGATTGTTTATTATTTTAACACTTTTTCAAATGATGGGAAACACTTATTATGCCTATGCAAATCTTAAAGATTTTAGGGCTTGGGTGGAATTATTTGATATGATAGATGAAGATATTATTTTTCAGAAAAGGATTCTTGCAATAATTTCAGGTGCTCTATTGCCTATAATTGCACTTGGATTTATCAAAAGTTTAGTAGATTATATTAAACCTCAAAGAAATAATCATATTTTGTTAAGAAATAATAAAAATAGAGAAGAATTAAGATTTATTGGAGAATGGCGTGAAGATAGAAAAGAAAAAGAAATTGTAGTTCAAAATATTGAGGAAAATATTGAGGAATTAAATAATAGAGAAGAAAAAAGTACAGAAATACAATTATTAGAAAAGATTGAGGAAAATATAGAAAAAAATACAGAAAAAAATATAATAGAACAAAAAGAAACAAAAAGAAAAAGAAATGCTCCTAAAAAGGATTTAAAAAGATATAAAAATCCAAAGATAAATAAAAATAATATAGATTTTATTATTAAAGAGAATGATGTTCTTATTGTAGAAGACTTAAATGATAATAAATCTTAATTAAAAAAAATAAATGAATGTCAATAGTTCCGCCTTTATTTTGTCCTCCTGATTATTCTAAAAAATTGTTAAGATTTATTACTTGTAATAAATTTGGAATTTCAAAAGGAAAGGAAACTTTAACAAATATAGATTTAAACAATTTTTATGTAGAAATAAATGATTATCTTTCTGGTGAAAATACATTAAACCCAGGTTCTACATTTTCTCTACCTGATTTGCAACAAATTCCTGTTTATGAAAAATGGATTCTTAAAGAAGCAAATATTTATGAAAATGAAGAGAATTATGAAGGAAAATTTGAACTTTTTATTTATGATAATTGTTATTCATTTGAATTTATCAAATATAGTGATATAAGTTTGTATGAAACTCTAAATATAGAATTAGTAAATTATCCTGAAATAAATAGTTTAATAAGTTTTGAATTAGAAGGAGATGATATAATAGTTTGTTCTCTTGTATCAAACACAAGAATAAAATCTATTTTAAGATTAAATAAAATACAGAATTTTATTGAAGAAGAATATGATAAAAACATAATAAGTGAACCACTAATCCTATTTAAAAATAATAAAACACGTGCAAAATTTATAGGAATTTTTCCTCAATATGATAAAATAGATTTTTCTAATTGTGGGTGTGTTGATGCATCAGGTTTCATAAAACCTGAAAATAAAGTATTAAAATGGAAAGTTTCAGAAATAAAAAATATAGTAAATACAGGAATAATTTTAAAATCTTCATTAGAAAAAACAGATACTTTTAATTATGAAGGGCCTCACCCATTATATTATTTTAATCAAAATTCTATAATAATTTTAAAAAATGAAGGAAAAATTTGGAGAACAAAAGTTTTAGAAATAGGAAATGAAACAATAAAAATAGAATCACCTATTTTTTTAATAGAGGATTCAGAAATAACAATAGAGAATAATATTGAATGGAAAAATTTAAGTGATATAATGATATTAACAGGTGGTTGTGATTGTAAAAATGAAGGAAACGAAGAAAAAGATGGTGTAGAGAACATTCAAATTTATAATCCACAAAAATTTTCAATTCCAATAAAATGGATAATAGCAAAATAAGTTTTCATATAACAAATGGTGAATGGCCTTTAAAAATTAAAATATATCTTAATTTTTTTAAAGAACTTGGATATATTGAGTCCAAAAATATTGAAGAATCAGGTTTTATTGTTCTCCCAGGTGGTGCAGATTTAGGGAAAAGAAAGAATAGAGATTCTTATGAATTAGAGGTTTTAGATAAATATTTAGGAAAAAAACCAATTTTAGGAATTTGTAGAGGATTGCAATTGTTTTTATTTTATAAAAATTATAAAATAATAAATCATATTCCTGATTTTAGTTCAGAATTATTACATACAACAATAGACGGAAGTTATCTTTCTAATAGTTCTTGGCATTATACAAAAAGCGGTCTTTTTGTCAATTCAAGACATCATCAAGGGTACTATTCTAATGATTTAGATAGAAATGATTTCTTTTTTATAGATGAAACACGTGATGGAATAGTAGAAACAATAATAAATAGAGATTTTTTTGGTGTTCAATGGCACCCTGAACTTATACATAAGAGTGAAAAATCTTATATTTGGTTTTCTGAAAAATTAAAAAAATTTTTATATGCCTTTAATACGACCTAATAGTTCTAACACCATAAAAACTGCTGACCCTACGTCAATGGGTAATAAAGTTTTTACAATAAAACTTTCAAATTATATTCCTCAAGATAATGATAATAAAGAAGGCGCTTCTGAAATAAATTACAAAAAAGAATTAAAAATAGGTGATCATATTTCTTCTTATAGTTTAAAGACTAAAAAAAAATTAGAGGGCCCTATTGTTAATATAGAAAGAGATAAATATAATAAAATCATTGAAATTAGTATAAATTATAAAGGAAAAACAATAAATGTAGACCCCACAAGTGTTGAAATAGTTGAACCAAAATTTATTGAGCCAGATTATAGTATGCAAGAATCAACTTTTATGAATTATTATGATTTTATAAATAAAATAAAATAAAAATATGATTAGAGATTTTAAAACTTTTAAAAGAATGATGAATGAAAATAATTCTTTAAATGAACAAAAATTAAGAGAATTGACATCATTAAATTATATGTTAAGAAAACAATATCAAAGTGGGAATCTTTCAATTGCAGATTTTGAATGTTGGGATGCTGCATTAGTTGTGTATCATTATTGTAAAAATATGTCAAAAAAGTTCCTTGATCCTAGAATATGGACTTGTAAAACTGAATATCACGCATTTGTTGTTGCATTTTTAGGTACTAAACAAGTTACATTAGACGTTGTTGCTCTAAATCAAACACATTTAGGAGACCCTATAAAACTTACAACTGATGTTCGTTCTAATCCTAATTATGGAAACGGATTTGAAATGTTCACAAGTGCAGATGAATATAGACAAAAAAATGCATCTTCAATAAATATAGGTGATGCAGAAATAATTGAAGCAGCGCGAGAATTAGAATTTTTAGGTTAAAAAAATTTAACAAAAATTTAACACAAATAATTTTGTTTTTATTAAATTTTTTTTTAATTTTGTTTTGTCTAAAAATTCTAAACTTGTTCTAAATGAATGTTAAAAAACGTCTTGGTTATGCTTGTATCAATTTGTCGCTAAAAGATATTAAAACAAATCGTACTTGCACTCTCAAAACCTTTAAGAGTAAAGGATTTGATTATATTTCAGAATTAACATTACAAAATGTTAGAGACCTTGAAAAGATAATAAATTGGAACATTAAAAATAATATACTTTTTTTTAGGATTAGTAGTGATTTAATACCTT